CCTTGGATTTCTGCGATTTCTTTATCTTCACGATACTTAATTAGAGCAGCAAGAAACTCTTTGTTGTTTACGTAATGCTCTGACCTCTTTCTTTTGGTCATGACTGCTGTGGTAATCATAAGTTTTTATCATTATTATGTATAAATTATACCACTGAAACAAATAGTTGACAAGGTATTCAAAAGTTGATACAATTACCTTTGTCGAGGTTGAAAAGATTGGCTTAGCTATTTTTATAGAGCTTCTCTAATATCTCTTTAGCATCATTAACATTTGCAAGATATCCCATTTTACGACTTATCTTAGATTGATTCTTTTTGGTTTTATCATATTCTCTAAGATAAGATTGGTACATTGATATCATTTCAATATCAGAGGATTCGGAAAGAGTTAATACATTATCTAAATTGATAATGAACATATCTTCTGTGGTGGTTTTAAGCCAGGGTTCTATCTTATAACCAACTATTCCACCTCTTCCTTTAATTTCACAAACAATGATTGGATTAGAAACAATCAGCATTGTTCTGTCTTCTTCTTCAGCAGCTGCTACTTTAGCAAAGATTTCTTCGCCGGATTTTAATTTGACTGTTGCATAGAAGTCTTCTTCAATTCCCATTTTTCTTTAATTGTACTGTGATTATTTCGTAATTAAAATTCTCTTCATTATAGATTTTGATTCTTTCAATGAGATGATTTAAGGTATAATTCTTCCTTGATTGAATTGTACAATCATCAGAGATGTCGTAGAGGACTGCCTTAGTTTTATTTTTTCCTTTTCTAAGTACTCTTCCAATAGATTGAAGATTTCTAATTCTCGATTTACTGGGTGAGGCAAAGATAACATTATGGAGGTTCTTAATATTAATACCTGTAGAAAAGGTTCCATAAGAAGCAACGATAACTGCGTTGTTTTCTCTCTCCGTAATTTCTCTGACCAATTCTCTTTCCTCAGTATCCACTCCACCATGAATAAAAAATACTTTACGATCACCTCGCTTATTGTTATTTATCTTTTCGTAGAGTATTGCTCCGTGGGCTTCTACCCTAGAAAACAATACCAAAGTATTCCCTTTTACATCTAAAGAAAGATTGGTAATAAATTTATTTCGTTGTTCATGTGATATTAGATATTGTATTTCATCCTCATAAGTTTCAAATCTTTGTGGCGGATGCTTAAGAACAACACACTGAATATCTAACTGAGAAAGGTGGCCTTGCTTCATCAGTTCATCAGTTCTTGTTACTTTGTATGATGGTCCAAATAAACCTTCTAAAACCCATTTATGAGTTTGTGTTCCATCTAAAGTTCCAGTAAAACCAAATCTATACTTAGCATGATGAAGTTTAGTCATAATCTCAATTAAAGATTTGCTCTTGAAAAGATGTGCCTCATCACCTATAATACATCCATAATCTTCAAAGAATGAACGCTCTAGTTTATATACCGATTGCCAAGTTGTAATCGTAACTTGATATTCATTTGTCTTTTCTCTACCAGAATAAATGCGGTGACAATATGACTCAGCATCCCAACCATAATCTTGGAAATCCTTGTACATCTGCTCTACCAGAGATGTCGTCGGAACAATTAGAAGAATTTTTTCGCCTTTATCCACATAATATCTTACGAGGGAATAAATCATCAACGATTTGCCGCTGGCAGTTGGGCTTATCAATAGTTTTCGGTTATGCCGTAGAGCATCATATACTCCCTCTACTTGATACTCCCGTGGAGAATGAGAACAAATAGAGTTCATATAACCTTTTACACCTTCATATGAGATTTCTTCGTTAATCTCAAAAGGTTGTCCATAGAATTTATTTTCTTTAAATTCGTACTTATAATTGTGCGTAGAAAGTTTATCAATTACCTTTGGCAGTAATCCAGTATATATTTCTCCCGTATGAGTGCTTAGTAGGCGAATCTTTCCATCCCAGTGCCTGCTTCTATACTGGGACATGAATTTTGCAGATTCAACTTCAAATGTAAAATATGGTTGAAGTTCGTAGAGAATATGTGGGTCGCAATGAAGTTTTAAAAATACTTCATTTTTCTTTTCAATAATTACGTCACTCATAGCATTATGATTGCTATGAGTATTTATTTACCCTAGACCAGACTGAAAACGCATAAACTCAATTGCGTTTTTAATCTGATAAGTTCTATTTTGTATTATTTTTAAGATGCTTTCGATATATACCAACATTGTATCGTAGTAATCTATTTTAAGACAAACTGTGGAAAGTTTTTCATCAGCATCCAAATATTTTTGCATCGTATCCTTATCCCTAATTTTTTTGGGGAATGGATCTTCTACATAAACGTTTGGGTCTGCTTTGCCAGAATAGTACTCGTATCTTTCGTGGCGAATATTTCTTTTTTGCTGTTCCGCTTTTTTTCTTAGAAGAAAAATGGTATTATACAATTCAAAATATTTTGCATGAAGACTGGGAATGTTTGTAGATTCTGTATGCAAATTATCCATGTCTATTTTTGCATCTTCTTCCCACATCCTTTGGATAGTATCTAAATCAATATGCATACAAAGGTTCGCCGCTTAAATCAACTATATCATAGATACTATACTTGAAACCTACGTCAGCTGTAAAGTATTGAATATCAGTATCTGTCGCATCAAAAGTCATCGTTGTTAAAGTGTAAGGAAATAAGTCCTTAAAAACGATTTGAAAGTTTGGAATTTGGGAACTGGTAAGTACCTGAAGAGTTCCGTCTGAGTAAATATTTTGCCTATCCTTTAAATAATTTCCTCTTGCAATTCCATTTTGTTCCAATTCTGCAAATTGACTTATTCTTTCGGGGAATCCAAGACCACGAATCCAATTCTGAATCTCCATATAATTCTCAAGATTTTCATCTACCAAAAACCTTAAACTCAAATCCCCAAATTCAATCATGTCACCTGGAGTTGGCAACATATTTGTATACGTTGGTTGCACTGCAACTCCAAGGTTCAAATCTGGAATATTTGCTTGATTGCAAAAGAATGCAACTTTGGGTGTTCTTGTTAAAGTAAACTTAAACCCCGTTGGTGATAAAAAATTTCTATTATCTATTTGCGATCTGGTCATCTTTTTTTAAATATTTAGATAAAAAAAGAGGGTCCGAAGACCCTCTCGATAAACCTTGTGAAATTAAATCACATGAGGTTTGCAACCTTGACTCTTCTGTAGTAACGGTTTGCATTTGCAACAATGCCACCGTCAGCAACAGCACCGCTTGCAGCGCCACTGTTAGCGAATGGGTTGTGTACCATTCCGTAGCGAGTCTTAAAGCCGATCTTAGGCTGGAAGGTGTTCTCACCAACGGCACGAACCATTTGGAGAGGAACATATGGGCAGTAGAAGATGCCTGCGTCATAAGGTGAAGAACCCTTATAACCGACAACGTAGTACTGGTCAGGTGAAACGTTTGCAGAATAAGGATCGATATAAACACGATACTTACCTTGCAGAACACCAGCGAAGGTGTTACCAGTGTCATCAACGTTAAGATTAGCGTTGAGTGCTGGGGTGTAGTCAAGGACACCAGCCATGGTCAGTGCTGAAGCAACGTCAGCAGAGCACAGGATGATGTTGCCCTTTCCTCTACGAGTGCGCTGTGCAATAGCATTAGCATCGCGCTCGATTTGGAATAGAAGACCCTTGAACTTCTCAACAGACCAACGACCGTTTGAGTCAACGTCAAGGTCAAAAGTACCAGCGGTTGCAACGTTTGCTTGAGCACCGGCTTCAGCAGACTTGTAGATGGTACGGATGACTTCACGGTTGATTTCAGCAAGAATCTCAGTTGACAGAATGTTTGCCAACTCAGCTTCTGCGTTCAGACCGTGAATTGCCTTGAGGTCCTGAGCGAGCTCAAGTGAGTACTCAGCCTTCAGTGCGCGTGAACGTGCAGTAACGGTGACTTTCTCGATTGAGAATGCCATCTCGTTGAAAGCAACACCGGTGTTGGAACCAAGATTCTCTGAATCACCCGTGTGCATACCAGCACCAGTGGTGTAAGTACCACCAGCGTTGAGAAGACCAGGATTGGTGCCAGATGGGTTGGTAGTACCGATACCAGTTGCAGCAAGAGTTTCTCTTGCACCAGAGAACTGAGTTTCTGCCTCATCAAACAGTGCTTCAGCGCCTGACTGTGAAGTGTAGCGTGAACGCATTGCGAAGATGAGTCCAGTAGGACCGCTCATTGGTTGAACGCCAGCCAGGTCATAAGCGACCAGGTTAGGCATTGAACGACGGATGAGTGAAATTAGGACAGGATCGAAACCAGCAACGGTTTGACCGCCAGCACCGGTGAAACCGGTTGATGCACCAGCAGCGTTGCCGCTATTGGTTGGAGCTTCCATGAGCATATTCATGGAACCGTGCTCAAATGCACTTTGCTCTCTTAGGAATTTTTCTTGGTTTTCGAGCAGGACAGCGGTTACAGCCTTTCTGTGTGAATCTCTGATTGGATCCAGACCCTCATAGTTGAGGAGAGGTGCCCACTTTTCCTGCAGATGTTCTGATTGAAACATTTGCGTTTACCTTTTTACTAAGTGTTTGTTTTTTGGGTTTGAATTATATTAAATTCAATTATTTACCGAATGCTGAAAGACTTCTGAGGTAGGCGCTCATTGCGGGTGAGTGAGACTCATAATCGCTACTTACACCTTCAGAGAGAGTATCAGATTTGGTTGATGGAGCAACTGCTCTTGAAGGAAAATATGATTCCCTCAATGTCTCCAGTTTTTCACGATATTCTTCTTCACTTTCAAACTCAACACTTTCGGCAAGTGAAGCGAGCTTGTCTTTCTGAGTAGCAGCGAGGCCCTCAGAGACCTGTTCAAAGATTCCGTCAGCAACCGACTCTGCGAGACGCTTGTTTAGGGAAACGTTTTTCTCAATTTGCTCGTTGAGTTTTGTCTCCATTTCATCAAGTTTTTCTACCATGCTCTCAAGCACATCAT